TATAATTTAATCTTGCCATTGTTCATTTTAATTTTCACAAAGTTAGTTAATTTATTCTAATTCTTCCACTTTATCAAGCCAAATTGGTTGAAGAGTAGAATTATAAGGAATTAAGTATTTTCTAATATCTTGAAAAGATTCAAGTTCACTTTTTTCTCCATTTCTATTTGTTGCAAACATAGAAATAAAATTTTGTGCTTGAACATACCCTCCAGTAGAATAAGGAAGGGAAACAGGTTTTATTTTAAAATCTGCTAAAGTAACAGTTCCAGTTCCATTAAATGTTATAAATGGATAAATCCTTCTATTTTCTACTTTAAATCTTAAATGTTTTCCAAATCCAACGTCAAGCCTTGCTTCATCAATATTTAAATTTGGTTGGTTATATGGATAAATTATTCCTCTAATCAAATAAAATTTATCTTCTATCAACAAACTTTCATTTGTAAAAAAGTTTTCAAGATTATTTCCACTAGTTGAATCTTCTAAAGATTGAAAATTTCCATCTTTATCAGAAACTTTAGATCCCATGCTAAATGTAATATTAGAACCACTTGAAACTTTTACATAGGCTACTATTTCATAACCTAATGATGGATTTATAATTATTGGAAGTGTTTTAGAATTATCTTGAATTCCTGTTAAAACGCTGTTTGGACTTATGACAAATTCATTATTTGAAATAGAAATAGAACTTTCATTTATTAAAGGATAATTTAATTTACTTACAAATCCTTCTATAGGCTCATAAGCTTTTATTAAACCACTTTGAAATAAACTTCCACTATATTCTGAAGAGTTTTTATCTATCCAACATCCAGTTAAGTTATTGTCTGTTAAATTAAACAAAAATTCATCTATTTCTTCATTATAGCAAAGGTATCTTAAAAGCTCTCCTTTATATTCTCCTTCTTTAGAAAATATTTTCTTAGTTCCTCTTCTAGCTCTTTCTCTAAATTGATTATTTAAAATCTCATTTATTTGACCTATGCTTTGATTGTCACAAAAGAAAATTCCTCTTTGAGAAAGAAAGTCTTTTAAAGAATCTAAATTGGTTTCAAAATTAATTAACTTACGTGCAAAAATAACATGATATGCAAAAAAACAAGCTACTGACCTCCAAAAATTAATATAATCTTCATCTTCCCTACTTTGATTAGCTAAAGAACCTCTTTCAACAAAATTAGGAACTATTCCTTTTTGATAAAGTTTTTCAGTTACATTTATACACCAACCAAGAACTTCTGTATCAGTGCAAGAAAACATTTCTCCAAATATAGAATTATTATAAGTAGTTCCACATCCTCTTTCATCGTATTCACCTGAAAGGTTGGAATTTACATAAGCAATTTCGCCCGTTGTATCAGTTCCAACTCTAGTATATCTATATTCAATTATAAAAGTATCTTCAGGTCTTACATCAACTCCTTGAAGATTAACGGTTGTAAGGTCTTGCCATCCAGTATAATTAACTCCATCAATAGTGTATCTAAATTCTTTGTTGAAAAATTTATTTCCATCTTCTCCAGTAGTAGTGTCAATAAAATCAGTTAACGAAATTAATCCTACAATAGGAACTTCTGCTCTAATTATAAGAACATCTCCTAATTCTGTTGCTTTGTTTTCTACTACTGCCATTATTGAAGTTTGAATTCTAGTAACCTATCTTCAAGTTCTTTTTTCTTTTCTATCATAGAAATCATTTTCATTCTTTTATTATAAGTGTCTTTAAGAATGTTATAAAACATAGAAGCATAATTTTTAATTGTTTGAATTTCATATTCAGACTGAACTCCATCTCTTCTGAATTGGAAATATAAGAAATATTCTTCAATTCCTATTTTCCCAACATAAAACCAAGCTACATCTATTCCATCTAATGGATTTATAGCAGACTTTGCTTCTCCATCTTCCATATTTTTTTGAAAGTTATGAATATACTTATATCCATCAAGTACTGCATCTAAATAAATTTGTGCTAATTGTGAATTAACAAGTATATTTTGCCAAACCCCTTTCAGAGATTGCTTTGAATAATGACACTTTTCATAAACTATAGAAGTAGTGCAATCTTTTCTTGCTGTTATATGATCTCCTCCATTTTTTACAACTGAAAAATGGGCATAATTAGCTTTATGTTTATCAACTATTAAATCAAGTTTTTTCTCGATTATTATTTGATCTTTAAATTCTTGAATAGTTACATCTCTTTCAATAACAGCTATTTCAAGAGCAAGCTTTTCAGCTTTTAAAACATTTTCAATATTTCTTTTTAAATCTCTTTTTTCTTTATCTTTCTTTTTTTCATTATGCCACCACTTAAAAACCCCCCAAATGAAAGTAAAAGCTCCACCTATAGTTAAAGTAATTTCTTGCCAATTCTCTTTTAAAAAATCCATAAAGTATATAATTATAACATAGGTGCAAAGTTAGTTATTTTTGACAAGATTTGTTTTTATAAGTTTATTTAAAGTCTTTTTCAAGTTTTTAATTTGCTTATTAAAGCAGATGTTTGTTCAAGATTCTTATTTGCCATTCAAATTTTATTTACGCAAAAATAAGTATTTTTTAAGAAAATTAAAAGATTGCTTAATACCCTTATGCCCATAAAACAATAAAGCTAATATAGGACAAAAAACATAGACTATTGCCTTTATAATAAATATTCCTACTTCACCAAGTTTATTCCATCCATAATCTTCATTAGGGTCTTTGAGATAAGCTCTCAAGCAGTGCCCTTCTTCTTCAATAGGTTCAAAAGTCCAATCTATAAACTTTTGCATTTTAGTATACCTTTCATCTTTCTTGACACTTCCAAAATAACCACATCTAGCACTAATGCTTATATCTGCCCTACCACCTGAAAGAGCATTACCTATTTGACTAATTAGGTTTAGTTTGTTGCCTATATAAGTGTCGTTGTAAAAGTCTTTTTTCATCTTAAAATCCCTGTAAAAAGTTAGTATCTAATATAATCACTACTTGATTTTCAGTAGTGTAATTCACTGTTTTGGTTATCATTCCTTTTGTTACTTCTATCGTACTATTATTATCAATACTTAAAATAGCACTTCCACTTCCATCAGTTTGAGTTTCAAAAGGTAAACTACTTGTAGGATTAGGTGCAAATAAAGTTACTCCTGCTAATCCTCGTCCTCTATTATCTCTCACTACAACTGGAACACCTGCATAGCCAATCCTTACTCCTGCAAAACCTTTTAAAGTTTTAGTAGCTATACCTCTTCTTGTATAAACATTTAATCCGTAGAAACTCATTATGAATCGTAGTTATTTCTTAACCAAACTCTAATATTAACCCAAGTAGCTGCTATTTCATCAGGAGTAATGGCTGGATTAGCTTCTGCATCTCCTGTACCAAATACGCTACTTCCATCAATTACATAACCAGGCTTTTCAAACCATTCTTGTGTACTAAATAAACCTTCGTAATTATAAATAGGGTTAATATTGTTATCCCATTCTGCATCTATAGTAGGTTTAGCAACTTGTGTACTTACTCTTAATTGATAAGTCAATCTGTTAGGTCTTAAAGCTGCTAATTGAACCTCACTACCTGCTTGAAAAGTAACACCAGTTGCTACTGCTGCTCTAAATGCTGTGCCTACTGTAATAGTATTTGCTGTAACTGCTGTTACTTCTCTATCTTCTCCTAATACTCTTACAAATTCTCCTACTACTACATTATGTCCTGTTACATTTAAAGTAGTAGTATTAGGAGATAGACTTGTAGTAGTTAATTTTCTAGGATAATCTAATGTTAAAGGTTCTGAATCAGGTACATTTTGATTTCCCACATTACCTCCTTCAATATCAGAATCAAATTCTAAAGCTGCAATAGGTTCTATTTCTGTTAAAACTATTGGTTGAGTACCTATTCTTTGAATTATATCAATATAGCCTTCATCTTCATTAGTAGCTACTGTATAAAAATTAGGATTAGTAGTATTAATTTCAGGTTGAGGATTAATTTCAATAGTACCTACTCCATCTTGATTCACTAATACCGTATTTGCAATATTAGTTCCTCCAATATTACCTCCATCATTTGCTCTTCCAATGTGAGGACTATCTGCTTGCAAACTAAAATCTTCTAATGAAACATTATTGAATTTAGGGTCTCTATTAATACAAGTATCTACTGCTGCATCCCATCCTGCAATTGTTCCTGTATATCCATCTGTAGTAAGTTGTGCTTCTGTTAACCAATTAACTCCTACAGGGTAACCGTTATCTTGTGGTGTTCCTGTTAATTGGTCTTGGATTGCGTAATCTCTTTGTGTACTGTCGGAAAATAAAGATGATAAAATTCTTATAACACCATTTACATTAGAATTACTGACCATCAGATTAGGGTTACCTGCATAATCAATTAGTATTGAGTTTTCATCAAAATAAGAATCTTTATTTAAGGTACCTATATTAAGACCATATATACAATCTATAAAAATACTAAAATTCGCAGATACTTGAACAACTTGTCTAAAAGAACAATTAATAAATACTGAATTAGTATATCCTATTTGACCAGAAGGATGCATGTAAATATCTTGTGAGTTTTTTACAATGCAATTTACTAGACCTCTAGGTCTAGCATTTCCCCCACTATAGTCTATAGTACAATTTATTAAAGTCATATTAACACAACCACCAAAAAATCCATTGCCTGAAGTTCCATTTATAGTAGCATTTCTTAATATTACTAATCCATCTCCTTGATAAGCTCCATTAGTTAAATTGACATTTTGGTCATAATCACCTGCACCTATTAATGTAACTCCACCGCCTTCCAAAGAAACTTTAGGTCGGTTGGGGTCTAAACCATCATTACTGTCATTTCCAGCTAATGGTTTGGCAACCCATTTATCAACTGTTCTACCTTGTACCAGTACATCTCTAAATCCATTCGCCATTAGTACACTAAATTAAAAATTCCTAAATTATCCATCTGTGGTACTCTTTGGTCAAGTAACTGATAAGGAGTATATCCTTGATTAGTTAAATAATCCCAATATTCTCGTTCTCCCATCATAGTACCTCCTACATCAAATTGATTTGAATTATCTCCAATTCGAGTAATTACTTTATCTTCAATTGCTCCATTATGCTTTACAATGAAAGCAGAAGTAATTTTTTGCTTATCTATCTCTAACTTAATTAAAGCTACTTTACGAGTAATATTAGTTTGAACAGGATGATTACTTATATCCCATTCTCTAAATGTTTCTACTTCTGTTAAGTCAGGTTCAATTAATTCTACCTTACTTACACTCAACCATGCAGGATGATTAGCAGGATGTTTATAAGTAAATACTTCATCTACTACAAAATCAGTTCCCACATACCTTTTCTTAATAGGTCTAAAATTAGTTCCTACTCCATCAGGTATAAGTTCCTGCTCTATTATTTGAGGGGTTATGTTTTCTAAATTATACATACGTTACTTCATATAATACTGTGTTATTGCCTACATACTCAAAGTACAATCTATTCACTTTGTTTATAGTATTGTCGTAGTTATTGAATTTCTCTACAAATCCAGTTCCAAATGTTGGAGTATTTAAGCCATCTGCTACTAAATAGAATATTGCTTTCTTTCCTAATACTGGATTAGCACCTAATGTAAAATTAATTGCTCCTCCTACTGTATGACGTATTGTAGTGTTTTTAGAAAGGTCTAGGACTGGTGAAAATGCACTTAACTCAGTATGTAATACTCCTAACTCATCATCCAACAACTTACTAGAAGGAACTGAAGTAGTACTTTGACTTCTTGTTTGTTCTATAGTGGGATTAACTTCTGCACCTTCTTCTATTCCAATTAACTTAGTTTTTTCATCATCAGTAAAAGCATTAGTATTTGCTTCGTTTTCATAGGCTGTTTTTATCTCAGCTCCTGTTTGATCTGCCGTAGCATTATTTTCAATTCCACTTAACTTATCTAATTCAGCTTGTGAAATAAATTTATTGTTACCTTCTGTTAAATCATCTGTAGTTTTATTTGAAAAATCAATGTCAAAATCAGCACTTGTATATCCTCCTGTAACTGTTATAACAGCCCATCCTCCACTTTGTCTAACATATTGTTGTCCATCATTAGGAGCTTCTTCTATTCCTCCACTTTGAATTGCAAATTCAAGTCCATCTTCTGTTTGATTGACTACTAAAACCTTTCCTGCTTCATTAATATAGCTATTAGGAGAATCTTCTAAATCCGTAAAAAAATCTACTTTTACTTTTACCCACTGCGTTCCATCCCAAACTTTATGTTCGGCTGGAACAACTGAAGTATCTCTCCAAATCACTTTTGTATTGGTTGGAGCAGTACTTTTTGAAATTATTGCAGAAGCTTGTCCTAAATTTTTGGTAGCCATTTATTTTTTATTTATGCAAATATACTAAATTATAATCCATCATCGTAAATTAAAAATCCTTCTTCATCTATTGAATATTGATCAACATCTCCACTTTCACTTTTTACAGTTAAAGTTCCATCATCATTTAAAAAATAATCTATTTCGGATGGAAAAAATTCGTCAACCATTTTAATTAACAATTCTCCTTCAATATAAGAAGTGCCTTCTTGAACAGCCACTCCTTCAGAAATTCTACTTTGAATTGTATATGGAAGGGCAAGTTCAAAATATTCATTAAATATATTAATATTTAATCCAGAAATATTTACCGTTGTTCTAGTTGGAATTATTTTTTGTTCTGCCATATTACAATACTTCTAGCCCACTTAAAACTGTTTGTTGAAAACTAAAATCTGCTCTTGCAGGATAAAAAGAAGGACTTAAATTTCCACTTAAATCACTAATTACTGTTCCATCTAAATCAAGCATTAAAAAACCCCTTACCCTTGGTAATTTGTTTTTATCTATTTGAATATCTCTATTAGGAAAGAAATCTTGATCTGCTACATAACGAACACCTCTAGTACTTTTTACTACTTCAAGTGCATCATCCCATTCAAATTTATCTATTCCATTTCTCCAAGTTCTATAGTCAAGTAATTTTTGAATGCCTATTTGAATATTAGTTCTAACAGTATCAACGTTAAAATCATCTAATAAATCAACTCTAAAAGAAATATCTATTGGTTGATATTCTATGTTTTTAAGAACTAACCCATAAGTTTGACCTCCAGTAGGTCTTAAATCTGTTAAAGAAAAGAATTCTTCTCCTGCACTTAATAATTCATCTAATTGAGCATTATTTAAGTTAGTTCCATTTTGAGTTGCAATAGCAAGAACTGTTTGACCTTGTTCATTATTGCCTTGATAGAAAACCCTTAAAACGTTATTATTAATCTTATTAAAAGCTTGCTCAATGTAGCTTATAGTTCCTCTACTTAATTGATTAGCACCTTCTTTAATTCTTTTTCTAAATAAATCATCACTTTCATTATCTCTTCCTCCAAAAGCAGCATATTCATTTACTACTCCAACATGACCTGCTGGAATAGGGTTAACAGAATTTATATTTCCAGAAGGAACATTAGAATTAGATCCTATTTGGTCACTTATAACAGAAACATAAGCAAATCCAGCACTTCCAATAGTAACATTGTTTTGAAGAGAAAAAGAAATTCCACTAGTGGATTCAAAAGTGTTTACTCCTGCTTCATAAAATGTTCCAACATCTCCAATTAATCTTACAGTAGTAGAAGAAGGGGAAGCAGTAAATCTAGGAGCTACTCCATAATTACGTGCAACATTATCTAATTCACTTCCAACTGCTAAATCAGGAAACACTCCACTTTCAACAAGTGCAATATCTTTTAAAGCCCTACTTCCAACTGAAGCTACTCCATAACCTACTGCACTTAAAACAGAATTATCGCTAATCTTAGTTAATTTACTTGATTTATTAAGTAAAGTTTCTGAAAATATTCTTTTTAATTCTTCTCTATTGGTTAGTCTAGTTCTCATTATAGTACAGTTCCTGTTTCTATGAAGTCTCCCTGTTTTGGTTCAATTCTAAAATCAAAACTTAAAGAATCTTCTACGTTATTTATTTGAACAAGCTCTATGCTTGCAAAAGTATCATCTGTTTTAAATGTTTCATATATTTGTCTTAAAACAACTGGATAACTAAAAGAAGCCAAATTCCCTCCAACTGCAATTCTTTTATCTACTCCCATATTAGGAAATTCAGGATTGTCTTCTTTACGCAAATTTAGTAAAATAAAAGCACTTTGTTCTAAAGTATTTCTATAACCTAGTATATCTAAATCGTTTTCTTTATAAGTAATTTTTTTATTAATGTCCAATCCATACAATTTTAAATTATCATCAAGCACATCAACTATAGAGTCAATTGTAAAGCTTTGAGGAGAAGAAAGTTCTATTTTTAATTTTAAACCTCCTTCATTGCTGTATTTTTCTTCATTAACTCTATTTTGAACGCCTGTTTTATAATAGTCATTATCTGGATCAGTTGATCCAATAACAGTTCTTTGAATTCCTTCAAGTGTTTCTCCTTGTTTTTGAAAATAATCTACTGTAGGGTTTTCTGTAAAAAATCCATTTACTCTACTTGTACGAACCCATTTTGGAAGTTGAAAAGCAGTATCTAATTGCTCCCTTGCTAATAAAAATTCTTCTTGAAGTTCCCAATAATCATATCTATTTAATTGAGTACTCTTTAATTCTACTACACTTTCAATTTCACTTAATTGATTATCTAATTTAACTAATCTATTAATTGATTCAGAAGGATTTACTTCAGAAGTTCCAGAATAATAACTAGCTATAATATTAAAATCACTTTCAAGGAAAGAAAGGAAATCAGATAAAAATTGTTGTGCATCCTGTCCTGTTATTCTTCTAAAATTTTCAAAAGTAGTACTATTCATTTAACCTCCCTATTCTACTTACCAATCTATTAGCTAATTTACCACCATTCCTTAAAATATTGTCTTTACTTAAAGATCTAATTAAATTAAATTCATTTAAGTCTGCAATTTGTTCAAGTGGAGCAACTGCTTTTAAATCTAAATTATAATTCCAAATGGCATTATTTTCCATTTGTTGATTTTGAGAAAAATTAATAGGTTCAACTATATAATTGTTTCCTAGTGCTGGATTATAAAATAAAAGTCTATAAGGTAATCCATAAGGATCCCTTTCTTGGCTCCTTCTTAAAATTGTTTCAAGAACTTTGAGACACCCAAAGCCTGTTTTAATTTCTCTATTAAAAACAGAAGAAACTATTTCAGCTCCACTTTGACTTTTAAAATTAGAAACTAATCCTTGTAATCCTCCTGTAACAGCCGTTAAAGCAATTCCAGTAAAAGAAACTAAATTTCTATTTACAATTGTTTTAAACTGTCTTCCAAAATTACCTGAAATAGAAATATCTCTTGGAACAAATGAATCTGTTTTAGTTACTGTCACTCCTGTATTAGTTTTTCTAATATTGGTCAAATAAGGAGTCATTTCTTTAATAGAATTGGGAGTTACTGGAAAAGTAAAAAAATCTTCTGTAAACCCTCTGCTATTAACAAGTTCTAAACTAATAAGATAATATTCAAATTCTCTTGGAAACAACGCATTAGTTCCTGCTTTTCCAAGAGTTTCTCTTAAATCTTCATATCTTCTATTGGCATTAGCTACACTCATGTTGCAAATTTACAAAATAATTAAGTAAGAATTCCAGTTAGTGGAACGGGAACTGGAGAAGGTAATACAGCAGGAGAAGCACCAACACTAAAAGTAGCAGGTGGAACTGTAACAGTAACCGTTGCGCTCAATATAGCTTGAGTTATAATATTAGTCAATCCCGTTGCAAAAGCTTCTTCTGCTGCTGCTGGTTCAAGTGTTTGAGTATTCTTTATTAAATCAGATACTTGTTGTCTTATAGTTACTGGATTTACTGGCATATTAATCTAGTTTTGATTTTTTACTTTTAAATTCATCTAGTTGTGTTTTCAAACTTTGAAGGTCTGTAAGTGATTTAGGATCTAATGGTTGCAAACCTATTGAAGTAGCTGTCTTGGCATTTAATAGAATATCCAATATCTTATCTATTTTTTCTGCTAAAGTATCTCCTAATACCATAGGTTCGTTTCCTTCGTTGTGTATTATTTCTTCACTTAATACAGTAACTTTCCCATTTTCAACTACTATTTCACTTAATTCAGTTTCATCTTCATTCGTTCCTTGAACCCTTACAGTTCCATTTGATTTTACATTGGTTTCCTTTGTAGAAGAAATATTTAAAATACCATTACTAAATATATTGATAAGTCCTGTTTCATTTTCAGAAACAGCTTTTATATCTACTACGGCTACCCCTTCTTTATTGCTTGAAACAGAAATTAAATATTTTCCATCTTTAGTTAAAAGAAAAGAGCTATTTGAGTCAATATCGCCTTTTGAAACTGTAAAATCTCCTTCTTCATTATCTAACCCCTCTGCTTGATTAAATAATACTTCAGTTATAATAGGTTCTTCTTGATTGGCTAATTTTACCCAAAATACACCACTTCCTAATTCATTTGAACTGTTTGGAAATTCTATTAGTTGAATAGCAATCTTTCCTATTCTAACTCTATGAGCTACATCAAATCCTTCTTCTCCAATAATAGAAACAGTTCCAGTTCTATAACAGGTTTTTATATATTCATCTCTATCTAAATCAGTTGGAAGCATAATATATCCAATTCCTGAATTTCTCCTACTTTTTGGAAAACTTTGTTGTGCTAATGGTCTCATTTAAAATTGAAGTCTTTTTAAGAAAAAATTAAATTGGTTTTTATCTTTCACTCTCCAGTCTTTAGCTAAATCCCTGTTAAATACTACTTCACCTTTTGAATTAGATTTTCTAATAGTACTTTCATTTAAAGTAGTACTTACAATATCAAAATAACTAAACCCTTCTGAATTATTATTCTTATCGAAATATCTGCGTTTCATACCTCTTTCAAGTTGAAGAATAGTAACTCTTTCAGAAACTCCATTATTCTTTAAAAAACTTTGCGTTACACCTGTTATTTGATAATATTCATCAGTTGCTTCATAATAAATAGCACATCCAACCTTAAACCTCCTATCTCCTTTAATAGTTATTGATCCGCTTCTTACAAATGGAAGATAAGAATTAATATCTATTAAGAATTTAAGTTCTCTGAAAGCTGAAACATCGTATGCAAATTGATTAGCTACTTTTTTTTCACTTTCTTTTGGCAACAATGGAACGTAATTAGAAGTTATATCTAAAGGTCTAGAACCCCAAATAGTAACGTATTCTTCAATATAAATGGCTGGAAGATAGGCTAAACTAAATTCATCAAATCCCATTAAATGTCCTTTAGGTCTTAATACAAACCAAGTATAAGTACTTTCATCATTAAAATTTAAATCTTCACTATAAACATCTCTACTAGTAATAACGCCTACTCCATTTTCAAAATTAATGGTATTTTTTACTAAATCCTTATAACCTTTTTCATCAAATGGAGCTTTACGAATATTAAAAGAAAACTTGTTTCCATAAGTATCAGTAAAAAACTCTATAAATGGTTCTTGACAAATCTTTTTTACAAAATTAATTAAAGAACCACTTGCAGTAGAAATTGAACTATCTACTATTAATCTATCTTGAACAGTACTTTCAATATTAATATCAATTATTTGCCATACTCCAGAAGCAAAATCTCTTTGTATGTTATTAGTGATTAAAGAATTCTTTTTAGATCCAACAATCCCTGAAAGTGCAGCCCCAACAATTCCTTTATCTAAAGAAGGAGAAACAACGCTTGTATCAAATAAATTTCCATTTAAAGCATTTACGGCTTCTTGAGTTAAAACACTAGGTTCTGAAGGTAATGTTAAATTTCCATTACTTATTAAATCTGATATTAAATTATAAGTTTTTTGAGCTTCTTTATTTTCTTCACTTCTATTAGCTAAAGAAATTCTAGATTCATCTCTAGCTCTTTTTATACTAAAAAGATCTGCTTCTCTAAAATCTTTATTTATTTTTTTATTTTGCTGATTTCTTTTATTGTTAGTTGTTAGTTTTGCATTTCTTTCTACTCCCCATCCAGTAAAAACAGAATCAGGTACGTAGCCTGTATTTTGAAGTTGGGTAATTACAAATCCAATTGAAAACTCAATAGTTCTATAAACATAAGCTGCCAAAGTTTGAAGTTCTCCAAAAACCCTTTGTATTAATTTGTCATTATTGCTTTGCCTTGCAAATATAGAATCCATTCCAAAGGCTTCGGGGAAAAAGTAAGTTCCATCTTCAATAATAGTTTTAACTAAATCCCTTCCATTGATAACGATTTCAATTGTGTTATTTTCTGAATTAATTATAGTATCAACGCTATCTATCATTCCAATCATATCAAATTGCCCTTGAGCTAATTGAGAAGAATAGGAATTTACTGAAGTACCTCTATTTTCATTTTTAGTTTTTTCAAAACTTAAAAAAACTAAATCATTTGGCTGCAACACTCTTTCAAAGAAATAATTTTCTCTTTCATCTCTTTGAATGGTATTTGATTTCCTTAATTGAGAATAGCTTAATGTATTACTGTCTGCTTTTAAATAATTTTGAACACTATTTTTATCTATATTCCAACTATTATTTACTTTTTTAGCCAATATTGGAGCAATTGTAATAGAAAACTTTCCTCCATTTTGCTTTGTAACATTGGTATCAATTTTTTCAACAAATGGAGAGGCATTAATAAAATCACCTTGTAATTCACTTGGATTAGTAAAACTTGTTCCTGCAAAAGCTTCTGCTAAATCTGTTATTTGAGCTGCAAAAGAATTATCATCCAATGCCCTACTCCAAAATACTACCGAAGCATCATTAAATTCACTTCTATAACTTCCTCTTTGATTTATAAAATCTGATTGATAAGAAGGATTATTTATCAGTTCAGCCAATTTTGGAGCAATATAAGCTCCTAAATTATTAATAGCTACTAAATCAGGAATGGTTCCACTTGCAGCATCCCTATCTAATTTATTAAAAGGAATATAAAATACAGTTCCATATTTTAAAAGAAGTTCTGAATCAGGTTTTCCAGCTTGTTGAGCAGATTCATCTCCTTCATATTGAGCAAAAAGTCTTTTTCTATTAGTTTCTTCACTTTCTCCTTTTATAGCTAAAAATTCAGCTATTCTATTTGAATAAGAAGATGCAATACTAATACCTCCTTTAAGAAAATCTCCTACTGTAGTTACATTGTAATTACTATGTACGTATTTATAAAATTTTTCCATTAGTTATCTCCAGGTCTTGCATTTCCAGTATTACTACTACCTCTGTTTCTTAATATTGTTATTAAAGCTTGAATACCGCCTGGCGAATTAAACAAAGAAAGTAATGAAGCAGCACTTTCTAATTTATCCCCTACTTGACTTAATTTATCTGCTATAGTATTTTCAATATCAAGCTTTTTCATTTCTTTTTCAATTATCATGTCCATAGTATTTCCAAACTGTTCCCCTACTTCTTTAATACCTTCTAATGGCCCAGCTAAATAAGCATTTTCAATAGTAGCTTGCTGTCTTGCAAATTCAGAAGTCTTTGTAGCAGCTTCTTTTGCTATTAAACCCATATCAGCTTCTCCATCTACTTCTACTGCTTCAAAATTATTAGCTAGTGAGCGAGCTTTATTCATATTGCCTCTTGCATAAGCATCTGCAAGCATTTTTCTTCTAGCTCCTTCAGGTAATCCTTCCATTCCCTTTTCAGAAAGAAAAAGCTCCATAGTTTCTGCATCTGGAGTTTGCATTTTTTCTAAAAGTTCATAAAAATCTGCATCTGGATTGGCTTCTTTTAAAAGACTCATTTGTCTTGCTCTTACAAAATCATTTGCAGGATTAATCATAGAACTTCTTACAGAAGCTATATTTTGAGAAGCCATAGGGTTTTCTGCTGAAAATTGACCTCCTACTCTATCAAAAGAAAGGACTGTACTTAAAGCATCTTCTCCTGTTACAACGTCTTGAGTTGCCCTCATGCTTTGCATTAATGAAAGCTGACTATCTGCTATATCGTTATAGATAGCCCTATTAATTGAAGGAATTTCTTCAAGTACTCCTATTAGCCTACTTAATTCTCTTGAAGCATTTCCTCCACCTGTCCTTTCCATTCCAAAGAATTGAGAAGCATTTTCTTGAGTAATACCTCTTGCTCTAACAGAAATTAAATCTGTCATTTCTTCTCTTTCGATAGCTCTTCCAGCAGTCCTACTTAATCCTTCTTGAATTTGCGCTCCTTCTGATGCACTAATACCAAACCTAGCTAATTGAGTAGTTTGTGGTCTTACTCCTGTAATGTTTTCAACTGCAAAAGCAGAAGTTTGAAATTTTTCTTGTTCTTGAAGGGAGCGTGTCATTGCAGCTCCTGCAAATTGACCTATTTGCTTTCCAAGCTCAGAACCAATTGCTAATCCTTCTAAAGCACCTCTTCCAGCAGCCGTACCACTCGTACCTGTTTGAGCTGCCCCAGCCAAAAAACCTGCTCCTGCTCCAATACCTGCTCCTCCAACCATACCTGCCAATCCAGCTACTGGGGTAACCAAATCTAGTCCGCTTTGTGCATTAGGCATTTGTTGAACTATTGCACCAGCTTCTCTAAGGACTTGCGCTCCTAAGAATTGAGAAAATACAGAAGGGGATTCTCTTTCTTCCTTCTGCATTAAATCTTTTTGATATTTTAGTTTTGCAACTTCTTCTTCGTCAAGTCCTGCAAAATCTCTTCTTTCAGCACTTCTTATTGCTTTTTGAACTCCTTCAGGATCTTTAAGGGTTTCTTCTTTTGCAATTTCCTTAATTCCTTCAGAAATATCTTTTAAAATACTTATTTGGATTTGATCTTCTCTTGATTCGGATGCAATAGAAGCCAATTTCCCTTTATATTCATTTTGAGCTTCTTGACGACCCATTTCAGTCGTAGCACTTGCAAGCTTGCTAGAATATTTTTTTTCTTCTGAAAGTTTTCTACTTTCTGATTCAAGTTTATTTCTTCTTTCGAGAATGCGTATTTGGTCTTCAAGATATTGAACACTTTCTTTGCCAGACATTTTATGTTGTCGTGCATCTTGAAGCAAACCCCTTGATAGCTCTTTAGAATCATTCTTCAAACGTTGCATCATAGAAGATACACCTGCATCCTGACCTTCTAAAACTATCTTTTTTCTATTCTCTGCCATTATTGAAGCTATCTAAATCTAAACTTTCAAAAAACTGTTTTGTCTCTTCTTCATTTTCCCTTTTGACTACAATTTTCCCTTCAGCATACAATTTAGCTCGCTCTTCATATTTTAATCTCTTTTCTTTTTCATGTTCAATAAGCATGTATTCTTCATATTCTATTGCAATATCAAGTGGAGATAGTTCTCTATGCTCTTTAGAATTAAACCTTATATTGTATTTTCTTCTATACCAAAGGTCTTTAGAAAATTTCTTATTCCAATTAATAATGAAAGTTCGTTTATCCACTTATTTTTCATCTTCAAAATCTTCGTCTTTGTTTATTTCTTCTAACCACTTATCCCACCAAGGCTTAAATTGCTTTACATAAGCTTTTACTATCCATCTTGAACGAACCAAATCCATTTTAAAAAGAGAATCTACTGTAAGGTCTTTTTTAAGATCTGGAATTAAAACGCTAAAATAAGCTATTGCAGCAGCTAGTGTACTTGAATAAGCTCCTGCTTCACTTCTAATGTCAAAACCAACTGAAGTGATATTTGATTTCATGTTTTCAATATCCAATAGTTGACCTATTGTAGGAATCTTAATTTCGTATGTATTTTCTTGAATGTCGATTTTTACAGAACTCTTTAATTCTTCTTTTTTCTTGTTTTCCATATTAAATTTTTTGTAAAATTAGTGATTTTTATTCGATTTTGTTTAAGTGGGATTATAAATACTACCTTATTTTTATAATAAACTTTACTAAATCTTCAAATTGATTGTATGGCAGTTCTATTTTAACATCTTTGTCACTATAATCATCTTCTGGTACATAGTGCAACGTCACAGTTTTTTTATCTGAATCGTGCCATATTTCCCAATTTGCATTATCACTTTCAGAGTTCCATAACTTTTTCCAAAAAGCACGGTACATAATAAAGTGTATAAGCCATTGCTTTAGTTGTCTATATTTCCATTTTATATAATTCATTTTATTCATTTATTTTTCTTTTATCTTTCATTTTCCAATTCTTTTAATCGTTCAACCCAATAAAAATAGTAATTCTCACATCCTAAAGCTAAATAAATAGCTATGTACAATTTACATTCTAAAATTAAAGCTTTATTTCTTATAGTTTCCATTTTTAGCTTTTTTATAAATGAAAGTTCTAAAACTTCTGTAAAGGTAATACTCTGAGAATAAAAAACAAAGGAAAAGTAGAAATTCTGTTACAATAGAAATATACACAATCTTTTCAAGGTTATTATAGGACTTCTCAGCCACTTTATCAAATTCTGTATTCATTGTACTACTTAGGCTTTCTATTGCCTTCTGCTTACTCTCCATAAGCCCATCTACTCTATTTTCTAATCTAGTTAATTGATCTACTGTAGTTTTCCATTTTAAAGTTCCATTTTCTGCACTACTTTTAGTAATTATAGAAATCTTTTCTTGTTCTGTTTTAATTTGATTGTCATAGTAAGTTAAAAGAGAATCAGATTTCTGAACTACTTCAACTTTGTTTTCTTCTCTTTCATTTGGAATTTTATCAAATAATTCTTTTACTCCATTAATAGAAAAGAAAACAGATACTAAATATAAAGGAATGGCTACACAAAGCAATAAGGTTGCATCAATATATTTTGCTTTTAAAAACCTATTTAATCCTTTAGGAGTTAAGAAGTATTTTAAAAACTCTATTGATAACAAAATAAATACTGCAATAGTAGTGCTTATTTGAAAGCTACCTAATTGATTCTCAAATATGTTGGAAACATAAAAGAATCCAGTTACTACACTAACAGCAGAAAACACATATTTAAGGATTTTTGAAGCTCCAAAAATATCTAAATAATCTGAATCAAAAGGTTTTGCTCTATAGCTGTTTTGTGCTTTTCTTCTTGCTGCTAAAAGCAGTTTGTTTTTAATATTTTTCATTTTGCAAATTTACGATTTTCATTTTTGTTACATTGCCAAAGGTAAACAAAAATATTTATTCTGCAAACTTTATTACAAAACTATTTTCAATTATTTTTAAAATAAAAAAGGAATGCCTTTTATAACACTCCTTAAACTATGAAAACAAACAAACAAAAAAAATTATTTTGGATAAATAACTGGACTAAGAAATCTAAACGTTTGATCTCTTAATGTAACTTGTCCTTCATTAATATTAAATGAATCGGAGTCAATTAATACCCTTGTTAAAATTGCAAATGGTTTTATAGTTGCAGTAATTAATCCTGTATTAGGATCTATTACGTCAGCTATTTTCTTAAAAATATCAATCTGAACCCCATCTGGGTTCAAAAGCAAGTTATCTGCATACTCTTCATCAGACTGTACATCTCTTCTAATTGCATTTTTAATGCCTCCCTTTTCAAAATCTACTTCTATAATAGAACAGTTTATACTTCCACTCCATTGAACAACGGGAGATTCAACTGGAATTATATTTCCTAACTCCCTTACATCAACTCGATTAATATTTTCATTAACCCTAATATTTTGTATCTTCCCAACTGCTTCTCCTCTAACTTTCACTATTGCAAGTGCGCCTGTAAATGAACTCATATCTTTATTTATTTAATTTTTATTCAACTATAAAACCTGTTAATAAAACAAAAGAGATTTCTCTATTTGTAATTATTTCGTAATTTACTTGATATGCATCTTGAACTAATTCTACTGTTACATTTTCAAATCCTAAAATAAGATTGTCTGTAATTGTATTAGCAGAAATATTTCTTAAATATCCTTTAACAAATTCAGAAACATCTTCAGCAGTTAGAGTATTTCTATTTACTCCATTAGGTTGCTTTAAAAGCTGTCTTTTAACATTAAAGATAAGCTCTTTATTAATTTGTCTTGAAACTCTTCTGATTTGCTTACTTGAAGTAGTTCCATCTTCGTTAATTAAAAAATCATTTCTTTGAAGTGTATTAATTCCTTTTACAATATCAAAAGATCCTGCATCCAAGTTGGTCATTAAAACACCTGCATCCAATCCTTGAACTATTTCTTTGTCATTTAATAAATGAGCTAATCCATCAATTCTAATGTTTTTGAAAGTTAATGGAACTTGTGGAGCTAAACCTGCTTCTCGTCCTAATACTCTTGCTGCATGATAGATAGAAGGTCTTATCTTAGTTCCTAATGGAGTGTTTTTCTTAACTCCTCCATGTACTACAGTAGCATATTGAGAATCAAAAAAGGCTGCTGTTTCAAGTGAACCTCCTGAAGTAGCAAATTCAGAAACATCTAAACCTCCTCCAATATATAAATCAGGCTTAATTTTGCTTTCCTCTGCAATCCAAGCTAAAATCCTAACGTTATCAGCACTTCCTGCATTAGTAGTAGTTCCATAGTCATTAGCTAATATAAAGTCAATTGTCAAATCAGAAATAGCATCTAAGGCTGCATCTAAAGCAGTAGAAGAATAAGTTTCTGTTCCACCTGTTGCAAGCGTATATCCCAAATTAGCTGTTAAATCAGCAGTATCTACTACTCCCGTTCCTGTTACCGTTGCAGTAGAAACCTCAAAGAATTGAGAAAAGTTGAAATCAGTTGAAGCCCAATCAATTAATTCTTGAATATTAGAAAACTCTATTGAACGAGCTAACAATTCAGCAGGAGCATTTGAAGCAGAAACAAAGTTATATGGGTCTCCATCAGAATCAGTTCCTACAAAACCACTTCTATAAAATTCAATGAAAAATTTATTAGTATCAATAACACCTGCTTTCATTTGGGCTGCATAACCTTTAATTAGGTTGTTGTCAGCATCTTCTAATCCATTAGCAACTAAACCTTCATCTTTTACTTTTACTGCAAAGTCTCCTCCAGCAGTTCCACCACCTGAAAAAGCATAGGTAATAGTTGCAGCAGTAGTAGCAGCAGCTCTTACAATAGTTACATTTGAAGCTCCAGCCGTTCCAAGTGAAGCAGGTCTAAATAAACTTTCTGCTAAATCCCATAAAATACCTCCTTGAACAAATCCTCTGAAAGAAGCAACATCTTGAAATGAATAAATTGCATCCTTACCACTTTCAAGTTCTCCGTTAACACCTGCTCCACCGCCCCATTCAGCACCTAATCCAGTGTCTAAAATAAGTACATTTCCAAAGTCCAAAGAAGCTGGTGGATTTTTGATTCCAGACTTTATTTGTGAATAAACGCCTGGCTTTTTGATTCTTTTACCATCAAATATAAATGAAGTAGCCATATTATCTCTTTAATTTTTTGTAAAGTTAAGGAAAAATTATTACTTATTCAGTAATTTTTTCCAATTGGAAACAGTATGCTCTTGACCTGCATACTTTTTCTTGATTATAAACTTATCTCTATTATTAAGTGGTAATAAGTTTGATATTTTATTTGCACTATATTTTTCTGATTTTGCCATTATATTGTTACTGTTTGAGTTAAATTAATCTTATCAGCAAACTGACCTTTCCATAAACGAGGAATTTCAACATCATAATCAAATTCCATAAAAATAGATTTAAGATAAAATTTATCTGCTATTTGTTGTTGTGGATTTAAACTACCTCCACTAATTTTTAGATTTTTAAATCCTTTCAAATGAAAATCAGATTCCATTGAGTAAATAAGATTTCTAATTACATAATAAATTAGCATTAACTCAGTAGTATTGGATCCTGAACACATAATATTAAACCTCGTATCAAAATTACGGGTTATTACATTTGTATCAGTTCCAGATACTCCAATAGAAGTTTCAGAATCTATATAATTAGTTGCTACTCCTGCATCCATTCCCAATCCATCTTCTTTTCCTTTTTGTTCAGAATCCATTAAAATATGAACATTAGGTTCATTTAATCTTTGTAAATTATAACCCATATTAACCTGAATGGATTTAGGCTCATTTCTATTAGGTGGATTTATAAAGATTGATTTGGCTTGCTCAAAAAGCTCATACCTATCTAAGTTAGAATTTTTTGTTATTCTATATAAAAAAGAATCTTGTTCATTAGCTGAAGCTGCAAAATCACTTTTGATTGCTTTCAATCCAAGTAAGATATTTTCAAGTATTAATTCTTCTGGTATCGTTACTGCGTTTGTACTCATTTACATCCCACTTAAAATTCTATCAATTATTCTTCCAGATTCATAAAAAACGTTTACTCTTTCAAGAGCTTTTTCAGCAAAACGATGTGCCTTCAAGCCTGGGTGAATCCAACTCATCGGATCACTATTTTCCGAAACCTTTCTAAAAGAAACATAAGAGCTTTGATTCGTTACAGAACTCTTTTGTCTTTGTATTCCAACATAAATACTTGATTTATGAGTATAGGATCCATAAGACTTAGATTTTGGTATTTTTACTTTCTTTGTTTTAATCTCATTATATGGAGCAGGAACTTCATCTTGTCTCAATCCTTTTGTTCTTGTTCCCCCTGCCATATCTACTTCAAACTGTTTTGCTAATATAGCTTCATAAACAGGTTCAGGCATTATAGTAGGAAAATTCTCAGCTAGTGCATTTGGAGTTCCAATAGTAAAGGGAACTGTAATGTACTTTCCATTTTTACCCATTTTCGCTTTATCTGAAGCAAGCAAATCAGGTTTCATATCCCATGAAGGACTTCCCTCTTCTAGCTTGTTAGGAAGCTCCCCTACTAGCTCAATAGCTGCTTGCATGGGAGCTGGAGAATATTCTACAATAGAATCCACATACTGCCTACGAGTAGAAGAAAGACCTCTTGCAGCCTCTTTTCTCCATGCATCAGCTACTTTAGAAGCTACATCTTTAATAGTTAAATCTAATATGTCTCTTACCTGCTCTTTATCTAAAGAAAATTCTTGTACAAAAGAGTCTGGTAAGTTTATACTGTAATTAAGCATATTTCATTATTTGCTTTAAATGCTCAAATTTTGATTTAAGATCATTGTCTTCAAAAATAAATTTTCCATATTTTTGTTCTATTTTTAGCAAATTATCTTTTAGGGATATTTTCTTTTTATCAAATTCCTGTTCAATTGTTCTAATCTTTTTCATTTATACATCACATTTAGTTAAAAAGCTATTATCAAATAGCCTATTGCCATTATAATTCTCTAAGTCTTTAACTAAATCCGCTTTCATACCTATTGCATTAACAGGAAGATTAATGGTTTTTTCACTTCCATCTGTTAATACAGTACTATTCATTACGTCTCTTCCTACTTCCCAAATATAATATTTAGGTCTGTGAGTGTAACGAATAGCAATGCTTGCATCATTTGGATTTATTGAATCTATAAAGCTTTGTTGAAATATGATTTTACGTCCTTCAATAATATAATCCGTTTCAGGTTCTAATTTTCTAAGGGGAGAAGATGTGCTTTCAAAGAAAGCTACATAATAAGTTTCTACTATGTCATTAATCGTATAAGTATAATAAACTCCATCAATTGCATTAAATTCAAGCCAAAGAACTTGAGTACTTTCTGTTTCAGCATTTTTAATGGTTACTTCATCCATTTTGGATAATCTATCTACTTCACGTGCAGATATATTTACAGTTCCTAAAAGTTGCTCTCCATATTCTTGATATTTTGGATTTACATTCATGGATTGCATAACCATTTTAGTTTCAATTGGGTTAATCCAAAGAAAACCTATTCCACCACAATTACCACAATTAGATTGAGAACTGTTAGTTCTGCTTTTACAAGGACATTGAATAGCCTTTCGATAAATCACATCATAACCTTTTTGTTCTATAAGAACATCAAACTTATTTTGGTCAAAATCTACTCTTCCACCTCCTGCTATAAGAGGCTCCCTTTGTTGCACTATGGTTCCTTTGATAGCCATTAATTACATTGTTCCAAAGGTTAATCCAGTATATCTTTTCTTTAGCTCAGGCATTATTAATTTAATTTGGTTTTGATAAGTCTTAACAGTCGCGCTAAATGCGTGATTCTCAGCACTTTGAGTTGTGCCGATTGATTCTGATAATCCATCTAATCCAATAGATTGAGAGGCTATACCTGCCCTCAAAACTAAATTCCCGAGCAAATCATATATTGGAATTGCAGCCATCATTCCCATAACTCTTATTAAATCACTTGGAATTTCATCAAATCCACTGACGTATTTTAAATTCCAATATGACGGTATGGTGCGAGAACCGTAATAACCTAATTGAGGATAAATACCACTATAAACCACACTTTGATTAATTGCACTTCCATTATTAGTTGGAACGATATTAATACTTCTATGAACTATGTCATCATTGGTCTTTCTAATAGTAAACCACTCTTCAGGATATTCTACTTGTCTAGTAGTTCCAATGAAGCCTGTAATGCTATTAATGCAAGAAACAGGATAAGTTGCTTTAATGTAGCCCCAATTTTTATAATGCTCCATTAAAAAATCTTTAGTTTCAGTTACAACTTGCTTTCTTAACTTAATATCTAAAGTAGTTTCTAATTCAGTTTGAGCAGCACGAATGTAATACTCTATATCTTCATCAGGCATCAAAGAACCATCTGGAGTTACAATAGGTATTCCAAAGAAATACTTTGATTTTAAATCTGCTACTGAAAGTACTAAATCAGATTTTGTTTTATAACTGAAATCTAAAGATTCAACAGGCATTTAATTATAGTTTTTCGTTAAGGTACTCTATTAAAGCTTGTTTATTAAGCACTCTGATTTGAGTTAGTTTTTCACCTGCCTTTTTGGCTGTTTCAAGTGCAAGCTCCATCAATTCTTCTCTGCTTAAAATAGAAAGGTCTGTTTCTTCTTTTTCTTCTTTAACAGGCTCCTCACTAGATTCAGAATCTACATCTGAAATTTTTTCTTCTTCTATTTCCTCAATAAGTTCATCTTTATGATCTAAGATTTCTGATTCTTCTGATTTCTTTTGAATATCTTCTCCTTCATCTTCTACTAATTCATTTTCTTTTTGATTTGGTTCATCTTCACTTTCCTTTACATTGGAAAATCTAATTCCACAATCAACTTTTGAAAGTTTAGTCCATTCTTCTTGAGATATTTCAAGAACACCATTCTTAATTTCTTGTTCGCCTATTGCAGGAAGGATAATTTTTCTGTTTCCTAAATTAGGATCTGTTTTTAATAATACACTCATAATTTTCGTTTTTATTTTATAAAATGTTTGTATTCACAAAGATAGTAAAAAATTAGCAATAAATGAGTAACTAAAATTTAAGGCATAAAAAAAGCTACTCTTTTCAGAATAGCTTTTAATAAACAGAATTATATTTTGTTTTTACTTACGCATTTGGTCTTTTACCAACGTTAATTATTCTAACTAATTTCTTATTAGAATACAATTGTACAGTTCCGAACAAAAACGAGATAAACCTTCTACTCATAGAAAGCACCGCTAGATCTAACTTAGAAATAGGAGCTAATTGTTTAAAGCTCATTACTTCATCAGTCATTTCAGTTGTAAATGCTTGCTCTGTATCAGGCAAATATCTATTTCTATCTCTTACAACTCCAGCAGCTCCACCATCAAATCCAGTAGATCTTTCTGATTCACTCACTCTAAATAGAGGGAAGAATGCTATATTATCTCCAGAAGGATCAGTAGAATCAGTTACTTTAGTTCTATACACTTGATAACCAGTTGCAGGAACTGCACCACCACCTGCTCCAAACGTCAAGTCAACTGATTGACCATCTGTTAAAGTAATAGCAGAAGTGTTGATTAATTGAAGTTGAGACTCACCATATCTGTTCAATGAACTAACTGCATAAAATACAGTTCCTAATCCACCTTCAGTAGTAGAAAACTTAGAGCTTCCATCTGCACCAGAAAGAGCAGCAGAAGTAGTTCCTACTTGATTTGGAGCTTTTTGGGAAGTAGCATTGTCGGTCAACAACTTAGAAGATTTTCTTCCTGCTCCACCAGACTTCATGAATTTATCAGTCATCAAGTTTACATCACCAATAGATGTAGAAATAGCTTTAGGAACTCCTCCACCTACAAAGCTATTACCACTTCCGTTAAGTAAAATTCTTTGTTTTTCGTAGTAATCTTTTGAAAGATCAGAAATTACACTTGGAGGTGCAAATAATGAATCTACGTTACCAAAAGCATCGTCTACGTTAATAGCAGCTTCTTCAACAATTTCTTGAGTTAAAGGCGCACCTCTAAGGTCAATAACTGCTGGATTGTTGTTATGGTAAGCATCCAAGTTGTTATAAGAAAACTCTTGACCACTTCCAATAGAAGCATGTTGCTTATAAATACCGTTAAATTCTTGTGGAATGATAGAAGAATCCGCTTTTGTTAAAGCAGTGTTTACTTTTCTCATAATCCACATCATTTTGTTTTCAACCTCTTTTTGGTAGGCATCAACAAAAGAACGAACCATTTGTGCTTGCATGGTAACTTCACCAGTAACTTGAATGTATTTTACCAATTCTGCACGTCTGATATAAGTAGAATCCTCTACATCTGAAAGTTCACCTTCATTGTAGAATCCACCTCTGTCAGCACCATAAGAATCCAATTGAAGGAATTCTTCTACTGTGTTATAAGCAGTAGATTTTGGAATTGCATTCATCAAACGAATGTCTTGCATTCTAAACGTTAATAGTTTTAACGTCTTTTCAAGGGATTCAGCTTTTAACGGCTCTTGTGTTAGACCTTGATTAGCAGTATCTCTACCAGTAATCTGTCCAGCTTGCATTGCTTTTAGCAAATCAGCTCCACTTTGAGCGTCTCCTGAGAATCCATCAATGTTTTGATAGTCGGAAAGACCTGTCATAATTTTTAATTTTAATTTTTCGACAATTATCTCAACTGTACAATATTAATCTTTCCGATTTTACTATATTTTTACGCAATTGAATTACGCAAATACTTTAATTCCTTTAGCTTGCAACCTTAAAAGCGTTTTTTCTCCTAACTGACCTGTTACTTCTAATTCTGAAATACCTTTAGCTATTACTGGATCAGTTATTTCTTCTCCATTAGCTCCGCAAAGCTCCAACATAGTTTCCATTAATTGCTCTTTACTTTCTGATTTAGACAAACTGAAAGTGTTTTCAGGTAAACTACCTATTTGATCTCCTTCACCTTTTTCAAATCTTTCTTTATATTTATCAACTGTAACAGATTTCTTAATTGGAGTATCTTCTACTTTACCCAATCTTTCTGTTAATTCATTAATTGATTTTTTCAACTCTGTATTAGCTTCTTCTTGAGAAAGAACTATTTGACCTAATGCTTTAAATTTAGCATCGTTAGATTTTACAAGATCAGAAACAGAACTAATTTGAGAACCTAAAGAATCACTTAAACTTTTGATTAAATCTTCAATTTCGCCTTTCTTCATATCCTTCTTATCATAAGTTTTTTCAACTTTTTCTTCTTTTTCTTCTTCCTCTTCGTCCTCATCTTCTTCTCCTTTAACAGCAACTTTTACTTTTTCAGCTTTGGTTACTTCTTGCTCTTCAGTATTTTCCTGAGATTCTTCTGATTTTTGAACTTCCTCTTTTTCTTCCTTTTCTTCAGCTAAGTTCAAGATCTGCTTCGCTTTCTCTATTGTTTCATTGGTAACTTCCATATCAATTGATTTAATTAATTCGTAAATTTTATCTGCTTTATCGTAACTTTTTGTAAAGTTATTAAAAATTTTATTATAAATTTCAGATTTTTTTAAAACTCGCTTGTTTTTCTCTTTTTTTGTATTACGTGTTGAATCTTCTAAGTCCTTTGGATTATGATCTACACTTTCTTTATGTATTGATTCAGTAGTTTCTAAATCCATTGCTTTAGACATATCTTCACTATTAGTGAAGCCTTTTTGTACTAAGTCAGCCCAAGTGTCTCCATTAACAGGAGTAGGGCAAAGTGCAACTTGAAATAATCTTGCTTTAGTAACTTTCTTTGGATTTTTAGGATCTCTTGAAATAACCTTACCTTCTACGCTCCAACTTAACTTAGTTCCTGTAGCAGACTTGTTAAGGTCACACATCGTTTGATAGGCTTCTTTAGCTTGCTCTTTGGATTTGAACAATTCGCCTGTTATATAAAGACCTTCACCTTTTTTAATTTTTTTAGTTATTACTTGACCTATAAGGTCTTTAGGATCTTTACCGTGATTCCAATTTATCCATTTTAGATCTGTTAATTCAAATCCATTATAATCCAAAGTTTCTTTTTGACTGTCTTCTGAATCAGTAGAGGCTAAACCTCCAACCATCCAAGGCTCATCTTTTCCTTCAGACTTTATTAAATCGGCTTCTACGTAAAACTTAAAATTATTTTCCAATTGGTTTTTATTTTGCTTTGTAACGCAAAGTTAAGAAAAAATAATTTAAGTTTTATTTGTTTTTTACGTGGTCGTTATATAAGGATTCTATATATTCTTTTGAAACTTGTTCTCCTCCTATAATAGTTATGAGTTCAGATTTCTTTACTTTCTTATCTTCCTTTTCTGAACTTGTCGGTTTTTCTTTTGAGTTGCTTTTTTGGTCTTTCGATTCCGAACCACCATTTCTTTTCTCTAATTCTTTCTTTGCTGCTTCTTGCATTAAAGGATCCTTTGCATTCTTTGCAGCTTGTTCTAAATAGTAATCAGGAGTTTCTTTTGCTTTTTGTTGAAGTTGTTCTGGAGAATATTTTCCAACCACTTCTTCTTTTTCTCCTTTAGGTTGTTCTTTAGAATCTTCTTTTTTATTAGATCCGTATTCTTGACCTACTCTTTTTAGCTTTCTGTTTTTAGCATTATCTTTATAAACAGCTTTTTCAAAATCCTCATTAGATTTATTTATATTGTTTGAATTAGGATCAAAAGTTCCTTTGTTTCCTATTGCAGATTTAATTTGATTTTGATTAAAAACTACTATAACCTCCTCTTTAGTTTTAGAATCAAATCCAACTATAGCGTCTGGAGATTCATTTAAATATTTAAAAGAATTTAAATATCTATCTATATTTTCATGATTAATTTCAAAATCAGCTTCTTTTATTTTTTCAGCTTTTAAATATACAGGTAAAATATTTGAATTACCATTTCTTTTTTTTGCATTTGCAAATTTTTCAGCATATTTTGGATTTTTACTAAAATAATAAGCTGACTTTGTTGGATCAAATTCGTCAAAATCTCCACTAGTTCCATGATATACAACTAAAGGTTTTCCATCTTCATCAACTACTTTTGAATCACCAAACCATTCTTTAAAATTCTTAATTTTTTCTTCTTTTGATAATTCTTTTTCTTTACTACCTCCATATTTTTGACCAACTCTTCCTAATTTTCTATTTTCAGGAGTATTAGTGTAAATTCCACCCCTTGCTTTTTCAAATAATGATTTATATTTAAAGTAATCACTTGAATTAATTAAATCATTATCAAAAGCCTTTTGAATTATTTCAAAGCTGCTTTCTAATTCGTTATTATAAAGAGATTTTAAAAACTCTTTATTTTCTTGTAAAAATTTTTGAATTAAAGGTTTTAATTGATTTTCATATACTGCTTTATTTACTTGAGTAGGATCATCAAATATGGTTTCATCTTTCATTGATTCTACTGCATGATATTGCTCTAATGATCTAGCAAAACATTCACAAGTCCTATTATAATAATTAGACTTTTGCTTTTTATTCATGTTTTCTCTAAGAGTTTTAGCAATTTGATTTGCAGTGCTATCTTGCTTATCACTTGCATAATTGTGACCATTTTTCTTTCCAACCCAATAATCCATAAAATGAGCATATTCATGACCTAAAGTCATTTGAAAGCCAAAATCTCCTCTTTTTGAACTAACCCCTATGGCATTAAAGGCTGGATGAAATAATCCAACTGCTTTTCTTGCATGCATAAGAACGTCTCCTGAATGAGATATTTTTAATCCAAATTCTTTATTCATTTGAATATTTTTGCCAAAAGCAGAAGAAACACTATCCATTCCATTCTTAATCTGTTCAATTTCAGATTTATTTATTTCATCTCCATTTTGTCTTTTTACTTTAATTCCATATTCATTAAATAAATCATCTTTAGTATTTATATCACCATAAGAAGTTTCAGCTCCTTTACTGTAAGCATTATCAACATATTCTTGATGAAGAGCCATATCTATTATTTTTTGCCCCATATCGTCTCTAACTTTAATAATGCTGTTCCAAATAACTTTTCTATCATTTGTACCCTTCATATCTTCTACAAAAGCTATTTCTCCATAAGTTGCCTTATTTGTACTTAAAGTTTTTATTCTTGTATTTCTAACTTTCAAATGAGACGTATCTAATCCTCTATCTTTATAAGCTTGAACTGTTTTTTCATAATATTTTTTATTTTCTTCTTTTAGTTCAGCTTTAGCCCTTAATCTATAATATTGTTGAGAAGCAGTTAAAACATCTAATGTGACATTAGAAAACTGCATATCTTCAGCTTTTCTATTATACCTACCATTAACAAGTAAATACTTATCATCTCCTACTTTTTGAGCAATCAATTGATACCCAATTCTTTGTAATTCCTTTTCTTCAATATCTGGAATCCAATTAGGTTTAGGAGAATTAAGTATATCCTTTTCTTTTGGTATTTTAAGCTCTATTGCAGGAACATCAGTATAATCAAAAGCTTTAAATGTTTTTGCATCTGATCTCCCACCTAACATTATATCAATAGTAACTTCAGTTTCTTTGGGAGAATAATTTGCCATATCAGTTTTTAAATCTGTTTCAGACTCTTTAGTTTCTTGATCCTTTACTTCTTCTTCAACTTTTTCTTCAAACTTATTCTTTCTTAATGCTTCTGCTATTTTTCTTTTGTGTTCTTCAGAAAGTTCTTTTTTCTTATTGTCATTAAGTTCTTTTAAATCAACATAAGGCTCTACTACATCATCAGAAACTATATTACCTGCTTCTATTTGTTTTCTAACAGATTCTTTATGTTTAGAAATTAAACGAGCTATAATTTGATTCTTGGTCAGTCCAGTAGAAGGTTTATTCTTATCTCTTGAAGTATAAACTTTTTTAGGCTTTATAGAATTACTTTCTCTGTTTTGTTTATTAGATAGGTAATTGTTTATATCTTCCTGAGTAATGCCATGTAATGAAGCATACTGTTCTAATGTATAAGTATGAGCATTTTCTGTTTCTTTAAAGCCAAATATTTGTTTTTCTGTTTTAGCCCTATTTTCAGGACTAGCATTATTTATTTTATCCGCTATTTCTTTATCATTTTGAAGGGGTTGCTTCTCTAAAACCTTTTCATCTACATTATAAAGAGTTGATCCATCTTCTAATTTAATATCATATTTAATGCCTTCATTATTAGAAACGTTTTCTAAAATAGATCCTTTCATTTCTTTAAATGAAACTACATCACCTACTTCAAAAGCAGCATTCTTTTGATGTTGAATAGCAGAAGCTTTTTCTTCATTTCCTGAATCCATTAGTTTACTCCAAAGAATACCTAATACACTATCTTGAAATTTAATAGGAAATATCCATCCGTTTAATTTCTTATTGAACGTACCTACTCCAATTTCTTTTTTAACATCTCTTAGTGCATCAATGTTTACATAAGTATCTCCTGTAATTAAAATAGACTTATCTGAATACTTTTGAATATTCATTCCTTTTATTTCAGGAGCTATTTCACTTCCTACTGGAGCATCTACTTCTTCATCTTTTGGATTAACCCAAACGTTTTGCTGAAAAGTTTTACCTCCTCTAGTAACCCAAATTTTCTTTTTTACTAAATTTGATTTATCTGCTTTCTCTAAATCTTCAAAATCAAAGTATTCTATTTCTTCTGATTTATCAATTCCAGTTTCTTTTCCTAGCCATTCAAAATATTCTTGAGTAGTTAGCTCACCTTCATCAAACTTTTCAGATTGATTTTCTAATACTTCTTCAAATTGTTCATCTTCTTTTTCAGGCTTTGAAAATACTTTAGTTACATTATCAGATATTTTATTAACAAACTGCATAAAAGGATTTGATTTCTTTATTTCAGGTTTTGGAAGAACCATATTAGAAATCCTTTCTCCTAAATCAAACATTAAATCAAAATTCACTATCTTATCTAAAGAAACCCATTCATAATTAAAATGCTCACTATTTTCAAGCATTAACATTTTATCTTCTGAACAATAAGTACAGAAATAATGAGAAGTAGATCCATCTGCATTTTTAAATGAAGTCATGTAATGAGAATTCATTGGAGTGGCTTCAATGCCTGTTTCTTCTTTTAGTTCTCTGTAGGCTGCTACTTCTACGTTTTCACCTTCGTCTACATGACCGCCTGGTAAACAAAACTTATTAGGCTCTTTCTTATTCATATTGCCTCTAAGTAACAAAAGAATTTTATCTCCTCTTTCATTAAGAACTACAAAATCAGAATATTCTTGTTTAGAAGCTTTTTCTATTTCATTCCTAAAATCCTTAATTTTATTTAAAGCCTTAATATATAATTCAGAATCTACTAATCCATTATCAAAAGCTTTTTCTATATTTTCAAATGCTAATTCTTCTTGTGATAAGTTTAATTTACTCATAGGTAATCAGGTTTATCTTCTTCTTTCCTTCCATTTCTTAACCACTTATTGAATTGGTCATCGTATGCAGGATCGTCTTTGTATGGTTTGCCTATATCTTCCATTAAATTCACTTCAGGAAGAAATAGATTAGCTATGTCTCTTTCAAGTTCTTTATCAGTGATATTAATTTTTTTATTTTTGTCAGTCATTGTTCTTGCTATTAAAATGTAAATTTAGTCAATTATTTAATAATTTGTTTTCTTAATTAGAAATCACTTATAAACAAAGATAGCTCTTTTAAGTAATTTTCTATTACATCTAGCTCTTTTTCTTTAAATCTATGTTTGTGAGTTGGATTCATTTTGTTATAAAGAGAAGGAACTGAAAGCCCTTCTATGCTCAGTTCCCTTACCATTAAACTCATATTAATTTTTTTAGAGCTTAGTATTTGAATTATTTTATTTTCTTTCATGACCTTATGCATAATGTGATTCTGTTTCAGGTTCTCCACTCCAAAGTGAACACCATCCATGTTTAATAGAAAAACCTGAATTTTTACTATCATATTTTTTTCTTATTTCAGTTCCTAAGAAATTTATCTCCCCTGCTTTAACTTTATTACTCATAAAGCTTACTTCTTGTTGAGAAACCTCAGAACTCATAGGAAGCAATGTAACAAAGTTTCCTTTAACCTGAACCACACAATAGAAATCTACATTGGTTTGTTCATAACCCCAAGATTCGCTCATGATAGCACCCACTTCAATTTTATCTGAAACTTTAGGAACTACATTTTTGAATTTAGACTCAATGAAGGGAGATTTAACCCTGACACCTTTTTCTACTGAAAGATAGGTTTCAAGTATTTCATTATTTCCAATTTGAATTCCATAATATTCTGGAAGATTAGTATCTCCAAGTATGTTATCATAAATAACTCTAAGATTATAACCATGATTTTCAAGAAGTTCAAGAAACAAATAGCTATTATCTCTATCTTTATAGCAAATAGAAATAGTTGGAACCACTTCACCTCTCTTACCTGCATTAGTCAAGTCAGTAAGTTTAACAGTTCCATGTCCTTTTTGAACAATCATATTGTGATTTTCAACAGCTATTTCGCCTCTGTAGTTGGCGAAATTTTCAAAACTCAATTCTTTAACGATTTTCATAACTTTTAATTTTTATTGGTTAATTACTTAGTACATTTCAAATGTAAATAAATTTATTTAAATTACAAACTTTCCCACAATATTTTTTTAGAAATATTTATTTGAGCTTCTAGTTTAGCACTTAATTCTACACATCCATCTCCTATAAGGAAATTTAATAGACTTATTTGATTTAAATAATCTAGCTTTTTAGAGAAATTTGTTTCTTTGATTTGCTTTAGTTCTTCTATTTTGGAAGCTAATTTGACTATGAGCGATAAGCGATTATTATTTAGCTCATAAACAGCTTGCTCTTCAAGTTCAAAGGGATTTGATAATATTAGGAGTGCTTCTAGTTCAAAGTCGCTCAGATCGTTTGCAAACTCTTCTATTAGGCTTTCATCTACTTTATGATACCTGTGAAGTAATGCAACTACTAAAAAACTTTCTTTTAAATCTTTTTCTGTTCTGGATGCATAATCTCCAATTATAAAAGCAGTTTTTTCACAAAATTTATAATCTTCTTTAGAATGGATTTCTTGAGAAAATAAGTCTGCTAGTTCTACTTTGTTCACTGCCTTCTTACGATTAAATATAGTTTTTTAAGTAACTCAGCTACTTCAATACAATCTTCTTCTTTATATTCTTCTTTGTCGAATACATGATTATAATAAAAGGCATCCATTTCATTTTCAATATCCGTTCTGTGAGTAGGACTGTTAATATCATTAGTACTTTCCCAAAAATAAACTTGATTTTTAATTTCCTTAATTAACTTTAATTGTTTTTCATTTGGTTTCATACTCCAAATATAATTCAATTCCTCATAAAAACAAAAAGCTTTGCTAAATTAATAACAAAGCTTCTCCTTTAAAGTAGATTTTTTTTTTAAATTCCTAGCTCTTCTCTTGGAGTTTTAGGAACTTCAATTCCAAGTGCTTTTAAGGCTTCGGATTTGTTCAGCTCTTTTTCATCTTTATATTTATCCTTATATTCTTTTCTTTTATCTTTGGTAGTTACTTCCTTTTTATCCTTTTCCTTATCGTCTCCTTCTTCATTAGTATCTTCTTCAGAATCAGAATACCCTTCAATATTTTCTTTTTTATCTGCTTTCTCTAATTCAGGATAAGTTTGTTTGAACCTTTCAGAAGCAGCCTTTCTTATATCTTCAAATTTGAACATAATTTTTATTTAAAAATGTAAAAAGAAGCCTTAATTAAAAGGCTTCTATAAATTATGCAATAGTAATAGAATATTCTTTGTCAGCAGTTAACCCACTTACTGAATCAATTACTTGAATAACAAAAGTAAATGTTCCAACTACTGTAGGAGTTCCAGAAATAACACCTGTAGTAGGAGCTAAAGATAATCCAGTTGGTAAACTTCCAGAAATAACTCTAAATTCAAATGTACCACTTAAACCACTTGCTTCAACTGTATCAGTATAAGCTACACCATCACTTCCAGCATCTAAAGGACTTTCAGTAGTAAATGTAATTCCACCTACTATAAAGCTTGCACCACTTCCATCTGCATTAGAAACTCTTAGATCTAATGAGTTGTCAGTTGCAAAAGTAATAATGTCATCAAATGTTTTTGGAATTTTCTTGAATTCCTGAGCCAATTCTACTTCCAATTGAGAATCAAGTGCTTCTATATCTCTGTCATCAAGAGAATAAGTTTCCATTACTGTAAAGTTTCCTACATTAGAATCCCCAATAGAATCCACTCTCAAACGTCCAAGTATAGCACCAGAATTATAAACGGATAAATCTTTCATGTCTTTTAATTTTAATTTCTTTTTACAAAATTACAAATTATTTTTTAAAGTTTTGAGAAAATAAAAAAAAGGAGCTACATTTCTGCAACTCCTTAAACTTAAAACACATGTATGAAAGACCAAATGTAAACAAAGTTTTAATTAAAACCTAATATTTGTAGCAATACTACTGAAAATAAAAAGTGCCTAAGAAGAGACTCGAACTCTTACGCTTTCAGCAACGGCTTCTAAAACCGTTATGTCTACCAATTCCAACACTTAGGCATATATTCTCGAAAGGACTCAAACCTTTATCTGACGGGTCGTAACCGTCTGTTCTATTCAATTGAACTACAAGAATGTTTAGGGTGCTATAGCAGAGTCGAACTGCCGTCTAAGGTATCACAGACCTTTATCTTAACCACTAGAAGAATAGCACCATGTAATAGTTAGCCTAGTAGGGATCGAACCTACACTCACTTGAGTCAAAGTCAAGTATGTTACCAATTACACCATAGGCTAATATGGTGGGAAGGAGGAGACTCGAACTCCATGCAGTTCGGTTTTACAGACCGTCTGACATGCCCTGTGCATCTTCCCATTTAAATTGTCTAAGTGGTAGGAATTGAACCTACAATAACCCTGAGTCCAAGTCAGGTAACCGCACCATTGGATCGCACTTAGATATTAAAACAAAAACCCTCTAACAAATTAATGCTAGAGGGCTTAGACTTATGTTTAAATTTCTTAAAAATCATTCACATACAATATCACCCACTAGCTTTTGCAGAGGTTGCGGATAAAGTTGATATGTATTCTTTGTAATCATAATGCAATATTAATACTTTTTTATTTACTGTGCAAGATTATTTTTAAATATTTACCAGTTTTTCTAATTACTGGTATTTATTTGGTTTTGTTGCCGTTAATTTGCAATTTGCGAATCACGAATTACTTTTAATAAATTTATCAACGCTGTCTTTAGAGCAACAATCTCTCCATTTATCAACTAAACTATCTTTTACAACAATTCCTATGGAAACAAATTGCTTTTCATTTGGAAAGCCTTTTTCTTGATCCCAAACATGCGCTCTAAAAATTACTTTATTAAGTTCTAATCTATAAGAAGTAAAGATTTCATTACTCCAATTTTTATTTCTTTTAAATCCTAATTTAATTAATGTTTGTATGTTTTGCATAATATAAAAATTAAGCTCCCGAAGGAGCATTTATTACCAAGCGTAAACTGCAAATCCCTTTACAGTCTCAACAACTCTTCCTTTATTGGAAGCAAGAGAGTTAGCTACACAGCCAATTTCTAAACGTCTGCGACATTCTTTTGCCTCAGATCTGCTACTAAATATAGCTACTAAAACTTGCTTCTTTTTACGAAGCTCAAAAGGGAAAGAAGATGGAGAAAAAGAAACCATGATCAAAACAATTTGCTCTGACAGGCGAGCAGCCTTTTGTCAATACCCTATCGACATTTCAAAGGTAAACAAAAATCTTTATTATGCAAACTTTATTACAATTTATTTTACTTTATAATGCAAATTTCTTTTTAAATTCAAAATTCTCATACTTCCAAGCCTTGCAAGTGAATATCTCATTCTTTCAGTCCACTTAGTAGTAAAAAGGGTTTTAGGCTTTCTTACTATCTTACGTTTATCTAAATCTATTATTCCTGCAAAGGATGGGATTTGGCTTTTAGTTTCTTCTATTAGATTAGAAGGTACTGCATAATAAAAGTATTTTAAGTTTTTGTAATACCATTCTTTAGCAGTTTTACCTCTTAATAAAGTTTTGGTTCCAAGAAGTTTAATATGCTTCTTCTTTAAATCGTTTTTAAGATCTGATTTAGAAACTTTAATTTCTACTCCAGTTGCATAGCCTGATTCAGAAAGAATTAAAAGGTCTGTTTCAAATTTAACCAACATTGAAGCATCAGTAACACAAGGCACAATTAAGTGCCTTCTAATATCAAACATTTCCATTAAAGATATTTCTGCTTCTAGTGTAGTCATTTAAACCAATCGTGTTTCACCATTAAAAGTTACTTCAATTTTGGTTTTGCGGATTTTAGATTCGTAGTCTTTATCTTTTGGTACTATGAAATCATTTTTTTCTTCATTCCATTCTTCTCCTTCTTCAAGAAGATTGGGTGAGCAGCGGCATTGGGGATGTTGAGGAGGGATGACTGCTTGCCAATCCGCTACCTTACGTCCTATATTGGTTCCATTAGCTTTTAGTTTCTTTACTGTAAATACTTTAGGTTTAGACCCTATTCCAGCAGTTAAATAAGCCTTTATACAGTGCTTGCACGCTCCAGAATAAACATCCATCCAAATCCTTGCTTCTTCTCCATATTTCCTTTCTGCTATTGCAATTTTACCTTCTGCAAATGCTTGATGAGAAACGTATTGAACAATCCTATTAAAATTCCTAGCCCAATCGCCTGTTTTGTTTCCTAATTCCTGAGCTACTTCTCGTCTGCTTTTGCGCTCCACTACACCTCTTTCTATTTCTTTTCGTATAACTTGTTCCTGAGCTAATCGGTTGTCTCTTTCGTTGCTTAAAATGCTTCCATTGACATCGTTATAAATTCTTCCTTTTAAACTTCTTATATCAGATAGGCTTTGTCTCTTTACTGAATCTAGTGCATACTTCTCTGAAGGAGTTAAAGGAATATGTTTTCCTTCTTTAATTATGGAAGCAAGTTTGTTTTTTGAAATCTTATTTACTTCAGATTTGCCTATTACCTTAGCTAACATTCCAAGTTGATATTGAAGGAAAAGGGGGTCTTTGTGTTGAAGATACAATTTGTTTAAATTTAGCCCCATAGATTTTAATAGTTCTCTTTCGCTTTCATTAAGCAAGTTAGTACCTAGTTGAGCAGAAAAGAGAACTATTTTCTTATCTATTGATTCTATCAATCTTCTTATTTGCGCTTCAGTGAAAATCATTTAGCTATCTATGATTTTAATTTTCTCTTAAACTCTTCTTTCTCTTTGTCGGTTTTTAAAGATTCGTATTTATCCAAATTAGCATTTCTTTCTTCTGTAGACTTACCCCAATCAAGATTGTT